TTTGACCAGAGGGCGGAAGTATATTGAAGCAAAGCAAGCCTCAATTTTAATAGCCATGAGTCAAAGGTTTTTAACCATCCGGTGCCTGCCTGTCCCGTAATCATCCATTTAACAAAAGCTATTGTGTTCTGCCAGAGTGCTGAAGTAAGGTTTCTAATTAAGTTTATAGACATTAACCACCTGAAGGGAGCAAAAGCAAGGCTAAAAAGCTTCATGAAAGCGGCGACAACTAAGCTAATTGCACCCATGATGGTAAGGAGTCCGGCAAATCCACCAACGGTTAAAACGAGAACTTTAGCCAAAGTTTCATGTTTTTGTATGAGGTCGGTAAGGTCTCCCATAAAGTTGTTTATTTTGTTTATAAGGGGGATTAAGGTTGGGACGACTAAGGAGCCGATAGCAGCTAACAGTATATCGACTGTTCCCTGCATTGCTTCAAGGGTGTTGGCAAAGGTGTTCATTAACCGGTCAAGCCTTTGCTGAAGGCTTGCTTGGTTGTCAAGTTCTTTAGTCATCTTTTCAAGCCCTGAAAAGCCTCCCTCTTCAATCTGCTTCTTTAGTTGTTCGTATTGTTCTCGGAATTCAGCGATTTTCTTTGGGTCGTGGGTTGCTTCAATGCTCTTTTTGATCTCTTCAAGATACATAAGGGCTTCCTCTTTCGTTGCGGCAAGGAGCGGGGCAATAGCTCGCATGCCTTGCATGTCGAAGAGCTCTTTTACGGCTTGCATTTTTTTGACCGGGTCTTTAATGGCTGAAAGCTCTCTCCTGATGGTCATCAAAAATTCTTCAAGCTTAAAGGCGCCCTTTTCGTCGTAGAAATCTTTTAGGTTGATTTTGAGGTCCAAACCTTGTTTGCGCAGTTTTTCAAGATTCTTGTCTAAGTCTGAAATATTTTGAAGGACGGAGCGGATGCTTGTGCCAGCTGTTTCTCCAGCAACGCCAAATTGTTTGAGGGTTCCAAGCCAAGCGAGCATAAGTTTAGAAGATTTAAGTCCGGTGACACCGAGTTGGTTAAGTTCTGCGGAGAAATAATGTGTGGCATAGCCAATTTGGGTTAGTGTTAAACCACTTGCAAATTTTAGCCTTTGGAGTAGGTCGGCGAAGGCTTCAAAATCTTGCCCAGAGATTTTAAAGGCGTTGGAAAAATTTTGCACCATTTCGGCAACTTCTTTGGGGTTAGCTTCTTCTTTGAAGAGCACCCAGAGGTAAGAAGCGGCTTTTAATCCGCCACCGATGATTTTATCTATATCCATGCTTGCGGCCTTGAGAGCAGTAACTACTTTGTAAAAATCAGCGGTCGACCCTGGAAGCTTCACTCCCAGCTCTTCTACCTGTTTGTTTAATTCTTTAATTTTCTCGGTGGGTAAGCCCTCTTTGGTCATGAGGGCTACTTCCATCTCGGCTCGAGCTAACTCTTCGTGTTTGTAAGAGCTTAAAGCTTTAGAAAGAGAGGCTAAAGGCAAGGCGGTTGCTTGAGTAACTTTGGCGGTGAAGTCTTCTAATTTTTCTGAGGCTTTCCAGATTTCTTGGGGGTCAAAGGCTTTTTTAAGGGTTTCTCTGAAGGACTGAAGTTTACTCTGGGTCTGGTTTAGTTCTTGGTTGAAACGGGAGACTCCCTCTTTCAGGTCAAAAAGTTGTCGGGAAAAATTATCTATCAGCTGTAAGCCTATTGCAATCGAGAAATCCATGTTTATACTTTAAGCATGCCTCCGTTTTTAATAGCTCTTTTATACATATTAATATGCTACTACTTCTGGTGGCTTTTTCTATTACTTCTTCCCATTGGTTTTGTGGTGTTCATCGTGTGGCTTGCTGGAAGAATTTCTATCCCTTTTATAAGCGGTTATCTTGCCCGTAAGAAGGAAAGGCGAAGGCTCAAAAAGCTCCTTGAAGAAAGGCTCAAGCATATTCCAAAAGGTTAGCCTGCTCTTCGTAGAATTCAGAAAGTTTCTTTACCCAGAATTTCAGCTCGGTATAAGGCATGTTAGCTAAGTCGGTATAAGAAAAGCCGTGTTTAATCATGGCTAAGATGGCTTCTCCGCTGGGAAAGGGGAATAGACCTCTGAAAATTCTCGCATAAGAGCCATGACATCAGCAAGGGGGAGGTCTTCAAGGTCGTCTTCGGTAATGGGTTTTCCGTCAAGTTCTGTAAGCCTAACTATCAAAAGCTTGATGATATCATTTTGCCCGGTTGAGTTTGATAGAGCCCAGAACAAGTCTTTGCCTTTGCCTTCTTTAATACGGGCGATTTTGCCGCTTGGGAGGATGAACTCTTTTAGGAATGCTTTGTCTTTCTCATGCATGTTTAACCTCCGATGTTAGCTTTGTAGGCTTGCAGAATGTCTTGTCCTTCTACTTTGTAGATATTGTTCATCACATCTACCTCAACGACATCCTTGCCGTCAACCTCAAGCTTGTAGTATAGGACGGAGATGGTGGCTTCGGCTTCGGCGGCGTCTCTGGCTTTAAACTTTCCGCTGTCAAACTCTTTGAAAAAACCTTTTATCTCAGCCTTAATGGGAACCTCCCGGGCAACTCCTCTCTGGTCCCAGTCTTGTTTTGAGGCACGAATGATGATAGTTCTCAGAACGAATGGGTTTGAGGCGAGAGCGATAAAATCGCTGTAGATGCTGTTAAACTTGATCCTTGCTTCAAGCTTATCAAGCCCGCTTGGGAGCTCCATCTCTCCGTAAAGACCGAGAGCTTTAGCATCGGCAAACTTGAACTTGACCTTTGGAAGGTCTACTTCTTCGGCTTTAGCTATGAAGTCCGTGCCGTCTAGGTAAACTCTGGCGTTAAAAACCTTGCTGATTTCGACAGGCATAGCTCTAACCTCCTATTAGTTTTTTGAGGAGTTCGATGTTTATCACCTGTTCAAAGGTTATGCGTTCAGCTGGGGTTGGTGGCATGATTTCGTATGTAAAGGTTAGATGTCCGTTTGCAAGCTCGACTTCGGGGTTTTTGTCCTTTAGGAAGTAGCATTTTCCGTCAACGAGGGCACCTCTGCCGATAAGGGTTCGAATAAAGGCGTTGACCATGCTAAGCACACCATCTATAGCAACTGTTATAGGCTTGTCTAAAAATTGCAAAGTTGCATACTCAATAGACTCGGCGATGATGTCTGCAGTCCTCCGGACGGAGATGAAGTTTTTGGGGTCGGACTTGGTTGGCCAAGCGGCGGAGCGGTTGCCCCAAACTCGGTAGCCTGTCCCAAAGCTGTTAAAGACTGTGACTATTCCGTTTTCGTTTAAGATGTTGGCTTCAGTGTTTGGGTCGTTTATGGCGCAGGTGATGGGACGCTCTACTCCGATGATGCCGAGTATTTCATGGTTGGATGGGGAATACCAGTAGCCCTCTTCGTGGTCTACTTTAGCTATAACTCCAGCTAAGCGCTGGCTAAAAGGTTCAAGGCGTTCGGTGTTGGTTGCGGTGTCGTAGACTTTAAGGTGAGGGTAGCAGATAACTGCCCTGTAAGCAGAAGTGTTAAGCTGACCACCAGCCCCACGAGCATTGATGACTTGCTGGACTGTCAAGCCTGCTGGGGCGTCAATTAGGGCTAAAGCCCTGTGTGTTTCGCAGAGGGCTATCATCTCTGCCATAACACCCGGCGACTCGCAATATACCGGACAAAGGATTAGCTTTGCAGTGAAGCCAAAACGGCTGTATAGCTCGTCGATTATTTTTAGTCCTGTTCTTTTTCCTGTTGTAGCATCATAAGTGCCGATGATATCAGCTTGGGTGACCGCTGAGGGGTCAGGCTTCCCGCTTGCATCTTTATGCACTCTTGGGTCAAAGACATTAACGACGATAATTGTTGAGCCCCCATGGTCAAAGATTGCGTCAAGGGCATAAGGGATGGTGTAGCCCGGTGTGGCATCGCCAAAATAGGTTATGCCGTCTTCACGCCTTAGGACTAAAACGGGGTTGTTAATCGTCTGGGCATACCAGTCTGTTTCTGAAACATCAGCGGGCTTAGTTAGATGCACGGGGGCAGTCCCAACCAGAAAGATGACCGCAGATTTTACTTCTCGAACTGGGATCGGTCCTTTAACTATTTCTATGGTTTCAACGCCGTGAAGGTAGTTAGCTGGCATCGCTTACCTCCTTCTTGGTGGTTTTCTGTTTTACTTCTGGTAAAGGCTCAAGGTAGCCAAGCCCCTCAAAGGTCTTAACCACTTCGGCGGAGTCAGGAAGTTCAACTTCCTGCCCCGGGAAGAGAAGATACTCTTTTTGCCCGATCATGAGGATCGTCGGGTAGGTTAGCTTTACCTTATACTTCATTTATGCACCTCCGAAACAAGTTCTTCTTTTGACCCCTCGCTTGCGCTCGGGGTGACATAATATACGGTTATGCGTTTAGTTAATGGTTCTTCTTCCTGCGGGACGACAAACCTGGCGTTTGATTTAAAGCTCAGTAGAAAGGCAAACTCTCCGCTTTCGTGGTAGTAAAGTTCTATCGCTTGAGGGATAAGGTTAAACTGGGTCTTAAGGCTTAAGGTGCTTAGAATTTTTTCTAAAAGTTCATAAGCCCCTTGCCCCTTTTCTCTCAGGCTCCTGTAGAAAAGGAAAACGGACACTTCAAAGTCAACGGAAAAGGCAAAGGCAGAAACGGGTTCAAACTTCGCTTTCTCTACGATATACCACACGCATGGCGTGGTCTTAGGCTTGATAAAAAGCTCGGTTGGCTTATCCACCTTAGAGAGCACTGGTAGCCCGAGCCCTTGTAAAGCATTTCCAATTTGTGCGTCAAGCTCAGTCAACATCCTACAGAACCTCTTTCAAACTTCTTTCAAAAATCTTCTTGAAATAGTTATCCTCCAAAAACTTCTTCACAACAGGTTGCATATAAGGGCGTGGAGGGATGCCACGTCTGGTGCCTGTTTCGTGATAAACCGCATAAGGAACTGGCGTTCCGACCACCGCTTTCCAGTCTTGAACCTTGTATGTAAAACTTTGTGCAAGGGTGGTTGTCCTGTGTAGTTTTTTCTCAGAAAAACCCTTTTTGACCTTATAGGCGAGATAACGAGGGTTTAGTTCCTTCCAATCCACACCATGAGACCTACCTTCCGTTTTGAAAATCGTTGAAAGATCCGCCTGAATCTTTTCGGCTCCCCTTGTGAGGGCAAGCTTACAGGCTTGCATGATCTTACCCGGCAATTCATCAAAAAACCTTTTTAGCTCTTCTGTTCCGGTCACTTCTACGCCCATACGAAGGCTCCTCCCTTCGGGGATAGCTTGAGCAGGCGTTCGGCTTCAGCTATGAGGTTCTTAACATTCATAGTCTGATAGTCTTCCGCCCGCCTCCAGTAGAGGTTCACACTTGAGGCAAGCTCGCTCGCCGCAAGCAGAATTAAAGCCTTCTTTACCTCTGGAGTGTTAGGCAAGTTTTCCACCCCAAGCAATCTTTTAGCCCTGTTTATCGCAAGCTCAATGCAATTTTGCAAAATTGCATCAGGCATCTCGTTGTCGTTTAAAAACTCTCTGAGCTCGTCTGGGGTTATCACTGCTCAGCCTTCCCTTTCTTAGACTTTTCAGGCTCATCAACCTTCTCAGCGTAGCCTGCTTCGATCAGAATCCTTGCCTTGTCATCGTCCACATCCTGAACTCCACTTTCAAAGCTGAATTCCTCACCGTTTACCCAAATCCTTACTTTCTCCTTCACAAGCACCTTCATTGCCAGCCTCCTTAGTTGCTTTCAATCCGAACAACAGCGGGCTCGTAAAGCCTCTTCACAGCGTAGAATGCCCTCCAGCCCACCGTCTTAACTCTTCCGAGTTTGTCCATGTTTGTGTATACGGTTTGCAGGGTATTTCCGTCTATATCTACTACTCCGTAAGCATTGTCTCCAAGCACAATAGTTAGGTAGATATCTTTATTGGTAGTATTTTTAAGGATAGGGATGGCGGTTGTGGAGACGAACTTCACTCCGAAGAATTCTCCGATGTAGCCGGTTGCGATGGGGTCTTTTCTGGTCATGGAAAGAGTTATGAGCTCGCTATCGGTAAAGAGGTCAAGGAGCTTGTCTGGGTGCAGGATGCAGACATAGGAGCCGTCGGGGAACTTTGGAATATTTGCCCTCTCAAGCTGGATGACCGCTTTTCTGATCTCGGTTTTGGTAAGCTTTTTTGTCTCATCCAAAGCATCCCTTGATTTCGCATCTCCAGCGTAGATAACATTCGTGCCGGATGTTAGCTCGTTCATGGCGATCCTATCGAGGGTTTGTTGGGCGTTATAGGCAAGAAGGTCTACTGCTCTATCCATGAGGGGAACGAAGCTGGTGATGTCAGTAAAGTCATCAAGGTCGATATAGTTTGCGTATTCTTCTACGGTGACGGAGACTTGCCTTGTAGCCAAGCTTGCTCCAGTGCTTGGGGTCGGCTGGAAGGTGATCGGGGTTGTGTTTACGGGTAGGGGCTCAAAGGCGGTAAAGACCGCAGTCCTACCTGAATTGCGAGGGAGGCTAAACTTTTGCCCGTAGCGGTTTGCTACGAGGTTTTCTTTTACATAGGCAAGGAGCTTCCTTTCATAATACTGGGGAAACATCCCTGGTAAATCGGTTCCGGTTATGGGCATGGTTTACACCTCCTTTAAGTTTTCTTTGGCTAATTTTTCGCCAAGACTTTTAAGCTCGGCATAGGTCATTTCTTCAAGGGATTTTTTAGGCTCAAACTTATCTCTTTGGCTTGACGGTTTATACTTCTCTTTTGCCTTTTCGGTGTATTCGTCGACAAGCTCTTTTAAGGTTTCGACATCGGCTTTCTCGATGAGCTTAAGGAGCGGGCTTTTTTCTCCGTCAACGAGCTTGACAAGCTTGGTTGCCTCTTGCTTTAAATGCTCAAGATATTTCTTGCCGATGTCCGCAAGCTCCTTCAGGGCTAAGTTCTCCTTTTCAAGGGCTGAAAGTT